CCTAATGCTGCAACTAAAGCACCTATAGGGTTCATAGCCATTGTAATGTTAAAAAGCTTCATTATCTTACTTCCTGCTGCAACTGCAACTGAATAAGCTTTTTGAGCTGCTGTAGCTAATACTTGAGATTGTTTTAACTGTTTAAAACCTTCTGATACATCTTTAATACCTAAACCTACAGCAATAGCACTTGCTGCTTTCTTTTCCATTTCACCAAAAGCTTCTGACTCAACACCAATAAGTCCTAACGCTCCTACTACACCTGTTAATGTACCGCTCATAGTTTTTATAGCACCATCAGCTGCAAGAAACTTCTTATCGTCTGTAAATCCTTCTGCAGCAGCATTAGCTTTATTTAAAGCATTAGAAAGTTTAGCTGCCTTTTTAGACATTAAGTCAAACTTTTCAGCTCCTGCTTTAGTACCTCTATCAATCTGTTTAATATCTTCCTGTACCTTAGCTAGCTCTTTTTCAAGCTGTGCTATGGGTGCTGTATTAAGACTAATGTCTACTGTTACTGTTGATGTTGCCATATTAAATAAATATTAATTTTATAGATTAAGGACCTGTACAGTCGTATATGTTAATTACATCTCCAGGACCATCTCCTACTCCATCGTCTACTCTTAAGAATGAATTAACATCTGTACCAGTTGCTGAACTACTATCGAATGCATAGTAAGTATTAGGTGATGCTACACTACATCCTGCTGAAGTATACACTGTCATTACTCCTCCTCCGTCTAAGTAAGCTTGTGTTGGAGGCCATGAACCGCTATAGTCTGTATATAATGTTTGAGTTATTGTTTCACTACAAGCACCTCCAAAGTTAGTAGGGCCTGAAGCATTAAATGGTAAACAAGATCCAGTACTTGGACAAGCTGTAGTAGTAAGTGAATTAAGATCACTATACTTAATACATCCACTTTGACTTTGGAATGCTTTAAAGTAGTAGTTAGTATTACAATCTGCCGAAGTTACTGCACTTGTATAAGCTCCGTATGTAGTACCATTGTCTATTCTTGTTACTCCTGTACCTCCTATAATTGGATTAGTATCTGACCCTGAACTATATACAAATCCTCTAACGAACGTCTCTGCACTACCTACTTGAGTAATTGTACCGTTCATATTAAACGATGATGTAGTTATACTGTCGTAACTTGCAGATACAGTGTCGTCACAGTTTGACGCTGTTAAAGTAGTTTCTGCTTGAACACCACCATAAGCAATACTACAAGCTGCTTCACTTGAACTTACATATGCTTGGTAATAATAAGTTGTATTTGAATTAAGACCAGTTAAGTCATAATCGTATTCACCTGCAGAAGTACCAGCTACTAAGTATTTAGTTCCTCCTTCTTCTATAGTAGGAGTCGTATCTGTTTCACTAATAACAAATCCTTTTTCTAATACTCCAGAACCTACTGTTAATAGGCTACCAGATAAAGTCATAGATTGAGAAGTTATATTATGTGCCGGATATGTTGCTACTGTAGGACAGGTTACTACTGGATCACTAGAAGCTATTACTGGACTATATACTGGATATAATTTAAGTAACTCTACTGTTACTATATCTCTTCTAGTTAAGTTAAATCCTTTTATTTTGTTTATACGATAGCTGTTATCGTTTATAATTATTTGATCGTTTAGTTTTATATCTTGGTATTCATACTCGTTAAAGAATAAATCCATAGTTACTTTTCTACCGTCTTGCCAATATATACTATCTATATAGTTTTTCCAATAGTTATTAAAATTACTAGAACCTGTAGTAGGGTATAAAGCCGGGTTAGGGTTACCACTAATGGTACTAAATTTTTTATAAGCTGAGTTAAATAAAAGATCTTTGGTAGTACTCTGTACCGGATAAGCCTCATAGTTAGACAAAGTACTATACTCATCAAAAGAAGTAAACGAACTACCAGATAAAACATATTGAGTTTGTGATGCTTGTAAATCACTTACATTAGTCTCTCCAGGTTGATAATAAGTTCTATAACCAATCTTTGGTTTAAACTTAAATGACTCTTGAGCATTATTCTTAAACTTATATAAGTGTGGTACTATAAAATTATTAGCTCCTTGATTGTTAAACTCTAAAGTAACTGCTCCTTCGTCATCTAATTCTGAAGTTACTACTGGTGCTAATGGAGTAGGTGAAAATAAACTTTCTACTTTCTTTTCTCCAGAAGTTAAATTACTATTAGATAAAGTTCTTTGTGTACCGTATTGAAAGTTAGGAGTTTGATCTTTAGCTATTCTAGATACTCTATCTTCATCTTCTGCATTACTAAATCTTAACTCTCTTGGTTCTTCTGATACAGGGTTCTTTATTGATATTCTTTTAGCACTATTATATTTTTCTGTCCAATCTTTTACTTGACCGCTTCTCATCCAATGATCGAACGTCTCTAACGCTATTACTTTAGCTTGATCTTGTAATGGGTATGCTACTAAATTAAACTGTGTTAGTAACCCTTTAAATAAATCTATAGTTTTTACATCACTATCTATTTGTAATGACATACTAACTGGTAAATTTTCGTAAGATAAAGGTGCTGATGTTACTTTAAAATAACTAGTAGTAAATATATCTATAGGGTCTGTAGCAGTACTAATACCTGGACCGTTAGCTACAAAGAACTCTAATTTAGCTTTATCTCCTTGACTTAAAAGTATAGATGTACTACCTGTAATGTTAAAAGTTTGTCCATTAGTACTATTATTTTCATTTACACTATTACCGAAAGTAAAAGATCCATCAGGAAGTTTAGTAGGGTCAATATAATCTATTGAGACACCAGCTGTATATACTGTACCTAAAGTAGTAGAAGTACTTCCGTTAGTAAAATTAACACTACCTTCAAAAGTATAGTTACCATCTTTAGGTGCTTCATAATATCCTGTTACTAAATCTAAATTACCTCCCGGGTCATATACCGAAGAAGTTGCACTTAAAAGCTCACTAAAGGTATAATCACCTGCTGCTACTGACGGTATAATAGTCATAGGTGGTATAGATCCGCTATACAAGTTAGCTGTATCTGTGGATAAATTACTAACCACTCCTAATGCGTCTTGGTTTTTAAACAATATAAACAGTTCATCGAATGCTGTAGAAGATATTAAACTACTACTATAAGAATATCCTGCTTGATCAAATATTTTATCGAATACATTTCTTACTCCTATTGCAGGTAAAAATTGACCTAACGATAAAGAAGAAGAAGGGTTAGCAGAACTACCAGTTGTAGAACTACCATCTGCTGATAATCTAGGAAACGTAGGAAATGTTAATCTATTATCAAATCCATAATCTGCTAAAGGATAAAATATAGAACCATTCTTGAACGTACTAGTAGATCTAGGTTCCCAACTCTTAAACACATTATCAGTATTGAGTATATGATTTAAATCGTCAAAGTCTGCTTGGTAAAAGAACTTATCTTTTAATGCTTCGTTAAACTCAACTACTTTGTTTGATACTGTTACATCGTAAGTTATAAATCCACTATCACTAGTAACTACCTCATTTAACTGTAGCATCCCTTGTAAGAGCGTCTCTCCGTTACGTAATACATCACACTCTATAGTATCATATAAACCCGGTACATCTATGGCAGACTCTAAATAACCATGATTAAAAAATTTATTATTTTTATTAGTACCCGGTAAGTTAAAGTTTTGAGAACTGACGCCATATATCTCTCCGATGTTTTGATTATCTACTTGAGATATATCTAACCTCAAAGGTACATCACCATCTACGTCTAAGTCTGTTATGACTCCGTTATATGTTACTCTAAGTATTAAATCGTTTATCATATCTTAGTTACTTATTGAATTTAATTTACTACGGACAAGGTAAAGTATTATCGCTAGATACAGGTCCATATACTATATCACAACCTGAAATACTTGAACTTGCATAACCTCTATAATATACTGTACTACCACAAGTAAATGCCGGTCCTGAATTAATACTATATACCTCAGTTGTAAAAGGAGGTGTATTTGAAAATGTTTTAGTATCTGCTATAGTAGGATTAGCAGAACTTGTACTATATACAAACCCTCTTTCTATTACATCCTGCTCTAACGATGCTGTTAACTGAGCTGAGAAAGTCATACTACCTGTACCAATTCCAACTGCAGGAATATGAGTATTTACAATTTGACAACCAGTAAACTGTTTAGGACAGTTAACATATTCCGGTATCCAAGTACCAAATGGTTGATTGCTTGGTTTAAAGTTTATAGTATACTTAAATTGTTTTTGTCTTGCTTGATTAGTATTAGAAGTATAAGAACTATCTGTAATGACTATAGGAATAAACTCTCCATTTCTTTGTATATATACTTCTGGTGATTCAATTAATTCTTCTAACCAATTAGCATTTTCTTTATCTAATAAATCTGTATCTGTTGTAAATGTATCGTCTGTACTGTTGTGGTAATCTTTTCTACCTCTACGGCTTATATCGTATAAACTAAATCTACTACTATAATCTACTCTTGGAGCTGTGTATTGTTCTCTTTCTACTTCTATAGCTTGTCTTACAGGATTGTAGTTGTTATAGTAATCCCATGCTCCTAATTTATTTACAAAAGCAAATCTTGTCTTCTCTCTATGAGTTTCATCTGATGCTTCATATCTATATGTTTCAGTACCAAACGAAGAACTAATACTTACATCTACATAATTCCAATAATCAGCAGAAGAAGATATAGGAAAAGCAGAAAAGAATGCACTATTAATTGAAGGTGCAGTATAATTCTTTTCATCTACTTTTACATAACTTGCATTACTTGCAGAATAAAAGCTTTGACTTACAGAAGTAGGAGCACTATATGTAGATATAGTACCGAAATCATCTGATTGCATAGACATAGTACTTGGCATATTACTTAGTATATTACTATCTACTACGTCAATAAAGTTATATGAACCTGCATTAGGTTCTACAACTCCTTGAAAAGCAGTTAAGTCTAAATTATATTGATCTGGATATACTGTTACACTTGAACTAATACTTGTAGCAAATTGTTCTCCTATTCTAACTGCAAACTTTTTACTACTTGAGTCAAACTGTGTAGGTGTATTTATTTTCCAATTATAATCAACGCTTAATTCACCTTGTATAATTCTTGCAACGTCAAATGTAGCTGTACCTGCAGGATTAAGTGGTTGAGTCATTCTCTTTAAAAGAGTGTTGCTACCAGAGTCATATACATCACATACATATTGAAATTGAGGCTGTGTTGTATATACACTACCACTTACTACAGTTAACAGTCTTGTATATGCAGCATTTATAGTACCCGGGTTTTGTATTACTGTTAATGACATTATCTTGGTTCTCTTAAATTACTGAATTGATATCTTATTGTATATTGGTAATTCTTATTTCTTGCTGCAGTATTAATTATAGTTTCTCTATTATTTAAAATGTTAATAGGTATAAAATCACTACCGCTTTGTATAAATACTTCGCTTGACTCAAACATCTCTCTTAACCATTGTGACTCTTGTGAATCGATTATGTCTGTCGTTATTTCAAACTCATCCGTATATTCTGTATAGTATTGTTTTTCTCCTCTGTTAGAGACGTTATAAGTAGCTATACGGTCATTTAAGTTAATTCTATCTTGTTCGTAAGTTTTTCTATCTATGTTAGTAGATCTACGAGTAGGCATGTATACGTTATAATAATCCCAAACACCAAAAGAGTTAATAAATGCAAATCTTGTTTTTTCATTATTACAATAAGTTGGGTAGTATTTGTTAGCCCACATTCCTGGTCTTATAGGTAAAGCAAACTCTGTAAAAGCACCATTAGTGGAACTACCTACTCCCGAGGTAAAGTTTAAAAGAGTATCTGGTCCTTTATCTTCGTTATAATACCAATTAGCAGCCCAAGTATTTCTATTATTGTCTGCATATACTCCTATTTGATACCAGTTCCATTGTGCACTACTACTAATATGATTAGATAATGGCCCTGCACCTAAAGTTGGTTGTAAGTCTGTATTATTTACACATTGAGCTAAGTTAGGTAGACCTACTCCTACTGCTAATGTGCCTGGTGGTTCTTGATTAAGATTATCTACTACTGGGTTATAATTTGCTACTACGTTACCTTCAGAACAAGTATTACTCTCCCATATTAGATTATTATTGTCGTCAAATAAACTAAAGTAAACAGTTACTCCGGTATTGTTAAAAGGTGTAGTGTCTATATAAGTTTGTGTTGCATAATCATCGTTACCAATAGGTTGTGCTACATAAAATCCTTTTAACGAACTGTTATTGTATAGCTCTTTAGGATATGCTCCAGCTGTAATACTAAATGTTTGTTCAGGCATACGTTTTGTAGTACCAGGTTGACATAACATATTAGGATTATTACTTAACGTTTGATCGCAAAACTTTGGTGTAGAAGTTTCTGATGGATTTACTGTGTAAGCATTACCGGCAAAGTTAATACTAGATGCTGCATTTATTCTTGTATTATTTGTATTGTTGTAATCTTCTAATGCCGGATATTGTATGTTACCTTTTAGTACTTGTAAAGAGGAAGATGCTAAATCAGTAAAAGAAGTAACAGAGCTACTATAACTAGTACCGTATTCTTCTCCAAACTTAACTGTAAATATATTACTTGTTTCTGAACTTATATCTACTATGTCTGCTTTCCAAGAATAGTTAGTATCTAAATAATCTCCTATTGGTCTTGATAAATCTATATTAGCAGTACCAGAACTATTTTGAGGATATTTAAATCTTGCCAGTCTTGTAGCACTACCGTTATAGTAAAGATCTGCAATATATCTAAATTGATATTGAGGTACATTAGATGAACTTACAGTATATAGTAATTGTGTGTTAGATACGTTAAAGTATCCATCATAAAGATTAGGTGTTTGTAGTATTGTTAATGCCATTATCCTAACTTAGCGTTTTTAAATGTATTAGTAAACTCTAATGCTACATCTTCTGCTGTTGCATCTGCTATAGCTTGATATCCTTCTTTATTCATTACCTCTAATACAGACGGTTTAACAAATGGTTTAGGTTTTAAACCTATTCTTCTTATTACGTATCTTGCTGCAAATGGTAATGGACCGCCTATTACTTTTTTACTAGCTTTAAACTGTCCTGGTTTATATAAAGAGTTTTTATTAGCTCTTACTCTATTCTTCCATTTACCTTCACTAGCTCCTCTTACACCACTATCTTGAAAGTAACCATAATCTACCATTTGAGACTTTATTTGAAACCCTTTAGTTTCGTTACCTACGACTTGTTCCTTAATAGATCTTTTTAGTCTACCGGTACCTTTAGTAAAAAGAGTACTCGCTTTTTCTTTCTTCTTTTTAGATATTAGTCTTGCAATAACTTTTAAAGTCTTCTTTAGCATATTATGGGTATTCTGGGTATACGCAATAGTTTAAGTTAAACGGTGTAGTAATGTCTATTGATGCCATCCAACCATATACTCTATCTTGAAATGCTTCATTAACAGGAATACAATCCGTTATCTCAGCTGTATAGTTTTGTTGTATAGCAGCAGGACCGAAATTAAAATAAGACATTAAATCATACACGTACATCTCTGTATCTGTTAGTAGCTCTACATTGCTCGATGATTTTAGTTTAGGTATATCTAGACTATATAATTCGAACGATAAGGTACGCTGTCTGTCTAATAATAAAGAGTTCATCGGTCTGAGAAATATAAAAGGATACTTTCTATTTACCGCCGAAGCATCTAAATAATCTATAGTACCGCTATCAAAGGATGCTATAGCTAAATGTGCATCACATCTTGATTGAAATAAATCTATTATCTCTGAATAAGGTACGTTACGTCTAAGTCTTTCTGCGCTCATTATCTACTTGTTTTACTCTTTCTAAGTTAGCACCTTTAATCATAGATGCTATTTGGTTATAATTATAATAGCCCATTCTCAATAGACGTCTAATACTTTTGTCTATGTCTATATCGGCTTGTACAGCTTTACGGTTAATCATCTTACGTTCTACCTTAGGTGTAGCAATTGGTTCTGTTTTTAAATGAGAGCCATCACAATCACCTTCAGGGTGTTCTGTATTACCGCATCCACACTTTGGTTTAGTATCTAAGTCTTTGTTGTTGTAAAGCTCTTTTTCTGCTTTTTTCGATTTCTTCATTATAGTCTTTTTCTATTTCTAAAAATGTTAAACAAAATAGGAGATTCAAGTCAGTTATTGCCTTGTCTCCAGTGATCGATAGTATATTGGATTTAGAGAGGTTGTAAAGCGATCCGAACCATCCCCAGTGTTCTGCGAAAGATTTTCCAGTATCTCCTTGTTCATCTTCTCCATCGTCTTCTTCGTTATCTCCTTTTTCAAATATGCTATACGATTCAAATATAGGTTTGCGCAGCTCAAAAAAAAACTAAGACCTCCTAAAAATAAATGTACCGGAAAGTCTCTAAATTGTTCTTCTACTAGTCTACGTTTATCACTATCATACTTCTCTACTTCATACCAGTCAAAAGGATCTTCTACATTATTAATTGCAGTCTTTATACCTTGTTTAACTGAAAACACTATATCGTTAAATCTATGTCTTTTGATAGGTCTATATAATATAGCTGCTACCTTATGCATAGAGTTCTCCATATCAGCACAATAAGTTTCTAAATCGATATACTCACCCAATGAGCATTTTTTTATACTAGAGTAACCGTACAATTGACCATTCCATTCTATTATAGGATGAAATAGCTCCTTATGATCTGCTATACCGGCATATATATTGCTTACTTTAGTTAAGCTTTCTACCGACCATTGTCTAACCTCTGATAATGGTTTATCGGTTAGTACAGATACTGCATGTACAAGTTTACCAAATTTACTAGTACCTTTATACCCGTTCATATCACAATACTTCTGTACTGTTAAGTACTCTGGTACTTCTAATTTTAAACTTACTGTCTTTGCCATCTATAATAAATATTAATTTTTACTTTAAAGGACCTATGTTACTTTGGCGTACCAAATGATACGGCTGTCTTTCTATGTCCACTTATTCTTATTGGTTTACGTTCCATAAACTGAACTCTACTATAATTTGCTAACATTAACGAATCAATATAATCATCATGAGCACCGCTAATATGACCAAAAGATAATTTACCAGTAGGGCTTAATTTATAAGTATATGTAGCAAACTCTCTATGAAGTTCAGGACAAAGTTCTGCCGATGGTAATTCTATAGTCATAGTCTCTATATCGTTTATAAGCTTTCTTACCATTTCCGTTTTATTATTTTGATTGGTATTAAACTTTTTTATTCTACGATGTTTAGGTCCTACTAAGTCAAACATGGCTCGTCCT